TATGGTACCCAGACGGCGAATATATTATTAATCGCGAAGGCGAGAAGAAATTATTTGACGGAGAGGTACCTCATGTGATATTGTTGGATGTGGTAAGGGATCGTTTCGAATTCCCAGAGTTGAAGCAGAAAGCTATTTACCTATACAACTACTGGGAACCGGACTCTGTTATTATTGAAGCAAAGGCATCAGGAATGTCGCTCGCGCAGGAGTTCCGATATATCGGAATCCCAGTGCAAGAATATAGTCCGGGGCGGGGGCAAGACAAGATTGCTCGCGTAAACTCGGTACCAGATCTTTTTGCGTCGGGATTTGTGTGGGCGCCAGAGAAAAGATTTGCGGATGAGATGATTGATGAAGTGCAGGCGTTCCCTACTGGTGATCATGATGACCAAGTGGATTCAATGACGTTGGCACTAATGAGATTCAGGCAAGGCGGTTTCATTCGATTGGATTCCGACTGGCGAGATGAGTATACTCCGAGAAGGATGAGGAGCTATTATTAATGGCGATTGTGACCCCTTTGATGCCTGCCGGTGAACTGCCGCAAGACGGCGCCGAAGTTTATATTGAAGAAACCACAATGATGGCCCCAGAGGGCATCGAATTCATTCCTGAAGAAGATGGAATGATTGTGGACTTTGAGCCATCAACCGACTTCATGCCGGAAATGCTGCCGCATGGCGCAAACCTGGCCGAATTTATTGATGATGACGTTCTAAGAGTACTGGGGTCAGAGCTGATCGACCTGTATAAAGAGGACGTTACATCCCGCCAAGACTGGTTAGACAGCTTCTCAGATGGTCTGAAACTGCTGGGTACGGAAAACGAAGAGCGTACCGAGCCATTTGAAGGCGCTACCGGGGTCCATCATCCCCTGCTAGCGGAAGCTGCGACCCAATTCCAAGCGCAAGCGTATAAAGAACTGCTCCCAGCGAGTGGTCCGGTATCAGTTGCTACTGTAGGAACACGCCCGACACCCCAAGAAGGTGGTGAAGACATTCCCCCGCTAGTTGCTCAAGCGACTCGCGTGAAGGAATTCATGAATTATCAAATCACTAGCGTGATGGAAGAATATGATCCTGAGCTGGATCAGATGTTGTTCTACCTGCCGCTAAGTGGTTCAGCGTTCAAGAAGGTATATTATGATGCCTCAATGGGGCGCGCAGTATCCAAATTCGTAACGGCTGAAGACCTAGTTGTAAATTATACTGCAACTGACCTGAAATCAGCAGCGCGCATTACACATGTCATCAATATTTCAGAAAATGACGTGCGTAAACAGCAGGTATACGGGTTCTATAAAGACGTCGATCTGAAGTCCCCAAGTGAGCCTGAAAGCAACATCCTGCAAGAAACGATTGACGAACTGCAGGGCATCAAGCCGACTGGCAATAACGGTCAGTACACTCTGCTTGAAATGCACGTCAATCTGGACGTTCCGGGGTTCGAAGACACATATCCAGAAACCGGTGAGCCGACTGGTGTGGCCCTGCCGTACATTGTGACGGTGGTAGAAGACACCGGACAAATTCTCTCAATCCGTAAGAATTGGTTGGAAGAGGATCAGTTAAAGGCGAAGCGCGATTACTTCGTGCACTACAAATTCCTGCCGGGTCTCGGGTTCTACGGATTCGGTCTGATCCATATGATTGGCGGTCTCTCGAAGTCCGCAACGTCGATTCTGCGTCAGTTGATTGATGCTGGTACACTCAGCAACCTCCCAGCGGGTTTCAAAGCACGCGGGATGCGCGTGATGAACGAAGAGGAGCCGATTGCGCCGGGCGAATGGCGTGATGTAGACGCCCCGGGCGGTTCACTACGCGAATCCCTGATGCCGCTGCCGTATAAAGAGCCATCCGCTGTATTGTATCAACTGTTGGGAATGATTGTAGAATCAGGCCGCAGGTTTGCAGCAATCGCGGATATGGCGCTAAGCGAAACGGGATCACAGCAGAACCCAGTTGGAACTACGTTGGCGCTGCTTGAGCGTGGTTCCAAGGTAATGTCGGCCATTCACAAGCGCCTGCATTACGCACAACGTAAAGAATTCAAGCTTTTGGCGAGGATATTCTCAGAAACATTGCCAGAATACCCGTATCCGATTGGAGATAACTCGCCATCTATTGCGCGTGAAGACTTTGACGATCGTATTGACGTAATCCCAGTAAGCGATCCGAACATCTTCAGCACCAGTCAGCGTATCCTAATTGCGCAACAGCAGCTACAAATGGCGCAAGCGGCGCCTGATATTCATGATCTACGCGAAGCCTATCGCCGCATGTATGATGCAATGGAGATTAAGGACGCGGATCAGCTGCTTAAGAAGAAGGACAAGCCAAGTCCGAGAACTCCGGCGCAGGAATTCATGGACATCCTGCAGAACAAGCGTATTCAAGCGTTCCCAGGCCAGAATCATATGATGCATGTGCAGTCATTGATCGGTTTCGCGCAGAACCCAATGATTCAGGGCGTGCCGGATTTCTACACTAATGTGCTGCAGGGTATTGCTGGCCATCTGAATATGATGGCGATCCAGCAGGTAGAAGGCGAAGTGCGTCAGATGTCTAATGGTCAGCAGATTCCGCCTGAGGCAATGAAGCAGATGCAGCCGCAGATTCAGAACCGTGTGACGGAGCTGGAATCGCAAATGTTGCAACAGATTCTGCAGCAGATGACGCCGCCTGAGAAGCCAGACCCAATGGTCGCGATGCATGAGAAAGAAATGCAGATCAAGGCGGCTACCGAACAGCAACGTTCAGAGAATGAACAGGCGAAGATCGAAGCGGATCTGTTAAAAGCACAGATGATGACGCAAGCTAAGCGTGAGCAGATTCAAGCGCAGATCTTGCAGAATGAACAACGAGTGGCTCAAGGCCGTGAAGAGGCGTTCCTTGATGCTGATGTAAAACGTCAGAAGTCCTATATGGACCTTCAGAAAGAAATAGCAAGGAGCCGAAATGGTCAATTGTGAATTAGAAGATTGCAAATACAATGCGGATATGGTGTGCCAAGCGCCAGAGATCCAGATTATTGCGACCAACGGTATGGCCGAGTGTGCTTCATATGAGTCATCGCAGGCCCCGATGGTGGAAGAAGGATTGCCGGGTGGTCCGGGTGGTCAAATGGATAAAGCCTTATATTGAGGATTGAGTCATGGGTAAGTTTGCAGGGTTTGATAATCCAACTCTTACGGTACAACCTAGAGACAATTCGGGTCAGATTGCTGATCTTCAGAAGCAGTACAACGCTTTAGGCGAAGCTGCCCCTACCGCAAACATGCAGTGGAACCGTCAAACTCCTAAAGAAGTCGCGAGAACGATTCGTAAAGAGCAAGGTGTGGCGAGTTTGCCGGGGGTTAAGTTTGCGGAAACACCAATGATGGATGTTTATAATCCGGCATATACTGATTATCAGAAGAATCTGAACCAGTATAATTACGACAAGTCGCAGTTTGATCGTAATTTGGCGTTGCAAAACGCACAACTTGCGTCTGATTGGTCTGGCCGACGTGCAGATTTGATGAATCAGATGAATATGTTAAAAAATAGCCAACCAACACAAATGCCTATTTCGGGCGGTATTGGTGGATTGTTTGGGAGAATTTTAGGCCCTGCTCTTTCACAGGTTCAGCCTAGTTCTGGATTAAAGGTTCCGGAAAGAGCGCAAACGCCGCAGGAAATCGCGTACGCCAAGATGCAAGAGCAGTACGCAAATAATCCATTGACTATGAAGACGTTCGCTCCGCCGGTTGCGCCATCGTATACCCCGCTCGCGACCACCTCACCAACTCAGTACCAATTTTAGGAGAATAATATGAAATGTAATACTAAGAAAATGAAGAAGGGCGGTGTTGTTTCCCGTGGAACATGCCGTGGTATGGGTAAAGCCACTAAAGGTGGAAAGTACAAGAAATAATGGATTTCATTAAATTATCGGAGCATTTGCTTCGCGCTATCAGAGGCCGCAGAAATCAAGTCTCTGAAAAGCTAACTTATGGTGGGTGTCCTGATTGGGAGACTTATCAGAAGCTCGTTGGTGAGGTATCGGGTCTAACCTACGCCGAGAACGAAATTTTAGACCTGCTTAAAAAGATGGAGAAATTGGATGATGACGACTGAAGAACGTCGTGAGATTCCGGATCGTGTTCTGAATTTTGGTTCAGATGCGCCTAAACCGGAGCAGTCTACTAGGGAACTTTCGGAAACTGATTACGAAAAGTTACCAAAGCCGACTGGATACCGCGTCATGATTCTTCCCTTTAAGGTGAAGGAACGTACCAAAGGCGGCATTATTCTTGCCGACTCTGCACGGGAAAGAGAACAGCTTGCCACTGTAGTGGGGCTGGTACTCAAACTCGGACCAGACGCGTATAAAGATCTTGACAAGTACCCAGAGGGTCCTTGGTGCAAGGAAAGAGATTGGGTTGTATTCGGCCGTTATGCCGGTGCTCGTATTCCGATTGAAGGTGGTGAAATTCGCCTTCTAAATGACGACGAGATTCTGGCTGTGGTTGATGATCCTGAATACGTGTTGAATAAATTCTAACATGGAGAATTACCATGCAAACTAATGCAGCTGAAGAGCTTGAACTTGAACTTCCGGAAGAGGAAGTAGAAAATAGTGCGGCGGACATTTCTGATGATGTTCAAGAAGAGGCCGCAAATGAGGAACGTGCGGATGCGGAAACCCGTGTTCGCCAGTTTCTTGAATCTGATGACGAATTAAAAGCTTATGGTGATGGCGTTCAAAAACGTATCGATAAGCTGACTTACAAGTATCGTGAAGCAGAGCGTCGTGAGCAGGCGGCTCTTGAGTATGCACAAGCCGTGCAAGCTCAATTAGAAGAGCAGAAACGTCATAGTAAGGGCCAAGACGAAACGCTATTCAATGAGTACACAAGTCGTATTGATACTCAGTTGGCGCAGGCTAAAGCTAATTACAAGCACGCGTTTGATTTAGGTGATCCTGATGCAATCGCGGAAGCTAATCAAGAATTAGCTCGTCTTGCGGTAGAGCAGGAAAATCTGCGTCGTGTACGCGCTCGTCGTGAACAAGCGGCACAGCAACCTGTATACCAGCAACCTGTACAGCGTCGTCCAGCGGCTCCGCCAAGACCGGATCCGAAGGCCGAAGCTTGGGCCGAGAAGAATTCATGGTTTGGTGAAGACGAAGCCATGACTTATTCTGCTTTCGGTATTCATCGTAATCTCGTTGAACGTGAAGGTATTGACCCGACGAGCGACGAGTATTATACTGAGCTTGATAAACGTATGCGAGATGCATTCCCGCATAAGTTTCAGCAAAAAAGCCGTCCCGTGCAAACGGTGGCCTCCGCAAATCGCGGGGCTAAGCAAAGCGCACGCAAAGTTAAACTTTCATCCAGCGAGATTGCAATTGCAAATCGTTTAGGGGTGCCACTTGAAGAGTACGCGAAGTACGTCAAGCGTTAAGGAGAATATCCAAATGCCAAATGATCGGACAAGCAGAGCCGCAGAAACCCGTGATAAGACATCACGCAAAAAGTCGTGGGCACCGCCCTCAATGTTGGACGCACCAGAAGCTCCCCCGGGTTACAAATACCGTTGGATCCGAGAAGCCGCTGGTGGTACGGACGATAAAGTTAATATGTCTAAGCGTATGCGTGAAGGTTATGAGCCTGTACGCGCCGAAGACCACCCAGACTTTATGGCCCCAACAGTTGATGATGGTAAGCACGCAGGAACCATTGGCGTAGGTGGGTTAATCCTCGCTAAAATTCCTCAGGAAATCGCGGACGAGCGTAATGCTTACTATCGTAGTCAAGCTGAACAAGCTGTAGATGCGGCAGACCACGATCTCATGAGGGAAAGTCATGCTTCTATGCCGATTTCTAAACCGAATCGGCAGTCGCAAACGACGTTCGGGAATCCTCTGAATCGTAAAGACTCCGAGGATTCGTAATTCGTGAATCTTCATTAGGAGACACTAGCTATGGCTAATGTAAATGCCCCTAACGGATTTACCCCGGCATATCATTTGACCGGCGGTACTATTCGTTCTAAGGAGTATCGCATTGCTGATGATTATGCTACGGCTATCTTCAGCGGCGATCTCGTTAAGTTGGTTGCTGGCGGCACCATCGAAGTTGCTGGCGAAGGCGACTCTGTAATTGGTGTTTTTGCTGGTTGTTCTTTTGCCAAAGATAATGGCGAAATTACTTTCAGCAAGCACTGGCCTGCAGCTCAGTCAGTAAGTGGTTCTTACGCAACTGCGTATGTATATGACGATCCTAGCATCGTTTATGCTGCACAGATGGAAGGCGCTTCTGGCATCGCTGATATTGGTCAGCTTGCTGATATGGATGATGCTAACTCTGGCAGCACCGTTACTGGTCGTTCTGCTCAGCAGATTAGCAGCACCACTGGCACCAGCACTGCGCAGCTGCGCATTCTGGATTTTGTTAACACCCCGGATAACGACCCGGCTTCTAACTACGCTCGCGTTTACGTGCAGATCGTAGAACATGAGTATGCTGAGTCTCCGGCAGGCACTGGTATTTAAGGAGCTGAACAATGGCTATTAATCGTGCACAACTCGTTAAAGAGCTGGAGCCGGGACTGAATGCCTTGTTCGGTCTTGAGTACTCCCGTTATGAGCAGCAGCATGCTGACATCTTCGACAGCGAAAATTCTGATCGTGCGTTCGAAGAAGAAGTAATGCTTTCTGGCTTCGGTCAGGCTCCGACTAAGGGCGAAGGCGCTGGCGTCACTTATGACTCCGCCGCTGAAGTCTGGACTGCTCGTTACTCTCATGAAACTGTTGCTATGGCCTTCGCACTGACCGAAGAAGCTATCGAAGATAACCTCTACGACAAGCTCTCCTCGCGTTACACCAAGGCTCTGGCTCGTTCCATGAACTACACCAAGCAGGTCAAGGGCGCAAACGTTCTGAACAATGGCTTCTCCTCTAGCTACACTGGTGGCGACGGCGTTGCTCTGCTCAGCACTTCTCACCCGACTACCTCTGGTGGTAACG